TCATCATCATTCAGCTCAACTCCAAACCTGCTGATAAAATCAGGATTCATACTCATGTCAATGTTTTTTTGGTGACTGTAAGTATAAATTTAACCTATCATACAAACTAATCAAACTAAATAACACCTCTTTTTTATAGTTCAGCAATATCTTTGATAATGTCCTTATTATCTTAGCATTTAATTTCAGCTCCAATAAGAATTGATAAGATATTATATCATACTTGACATTTTGACATATTTTAAATATTCTTCTGGTGTGTTGAATTTTGTGTGCTGTTTGCATTGAATTCACCACATCAGCTCCCACCAAGAAATCAATCATATCCTCCATTTTCTCTTGCTCATTCATAGCTGGCAACTTCTCAACTGGGAAATCAATAAGTTCTGTCATAAAACTGCTAAAATCATCTAATCCAAAGCTTTCTTTTTCTTCTTCAACTTTGATTTTATCCCAATCTCTCAAGCTCAGTTTGTTGATTGTTTCAGTTGAAATGAATGGTTTATCAACTCTAAGATCTGTTAAAAATTGAATATAAAATGATCTTTCTTTGAACAATAATGAGAAGTTCTGATTGAATATCCCCATTTCACAGAAGTGTTTGAATCTCATTCCAAAAACTTCAAAATCATCTTCATCTTCACAGGTGGCAAAAGTATTTATTAACCCAGTCTCCACAGAAAACAACTTTGATTCATAGGAGCTTACCAAAGTAGTTCTTTTGTCGTCAACATCAAGTTCACAGTCATCAAAACTTATATTTTCACTAACTCTGATCAACCCAATGTTAAACCCCATATTATTTATAGATCTATTTATTCTCAAATCAACTTTGTGATAATTTCCTCTCCCAAGTTTTCTTTCCACGTCTGACCAATCCAAACTCATCACATCTAAAAATTCAGATATGAATGACCAAATTCTTTCTGGATCTATCAAATTTTCTGTTTTCTTTATAAAAATAGAATCCCTATATGATTCAAACACCATCTGTTCTAACCCTGAATAAAAAACAACCTTATAATCCCCGGAATATGATCCATCAAATTTCTGCCTTACTATCCAATGATGTAAGATTATTCCAGTTCTCTTGGTCCAGCTTTCTATATCATACAATCTTCCTATGCTGGCTAGACACATAAAAACTCTTTTCTTTGTGTTCCTGTTGATGTTGTTGTCAGTTAAAAAAATGTCAAATACTCTGTCATCTATTTTATCCCACATTAGGGTTATGTTTGAATCATTTGAAAAATTAGATAATATTTGATGATTATGAGCTAAATAAATTGGCTCATAAGAGATATGCCCTATTTGATGGGACTCTCCATCTAAACTAATTTGAGTTCGATATCCAATTGATGAGTTTAGCTCTATCAAAGTGTCAAATGTCTTGAACAGATCATTAGAAGACATCCCAAACACAACTCCTTTCAAAGTTCTGTCTCTCAAAGAAAAGAGTTTTAATATTAATAGAAGAACAGCTTTCAGTTTATCTTTTTCTTCTCCACTAAACTGGTTCATGGTTTCTTGCAATGTTGGCTTTATCAAGGGGAAAAATGTTGTGATGATGTCGTAATCTCTCCTAAATTTTGATTCCTCGCCTTCCTTTATTCTCTTTCCTAACCACAAACTCTCTAATATATCAGGGACGCTCAAATTTAGCTTAGTATGTATCCTGTGTGTTGATAGACTTTGAACTGTTTGTATCTCAAATGGATTTCTCTTTGAGAAACTCATCTTAACTGACTCTAAATCAAAAAAGGCTTCATATTCAGAGTGTCTTGGATACAAGAATTTTATATGATTGTCAAAATTTGCAATCTCAACACTCTCTGATACCAACTTCTCTAGGCACTCTCTATATGTTGTTGTTATCATCTCATGATTTGGAATGTAATATGCATTAGCACTAACACTAGCAGCAACTCTACCATAATAGATTGAAGCTGCTATGTTTTTCATGGCTTCTGATGCCCCTTTAGTATATAATTTGTGAACAGTCCTAAACAATACTTCTTTAATGCCCTCAGGTCTCTTAACTATTAATAAAGGATTCTTTTGTATCTCCTCTTCTAAGAACTCTCTTCCATATTTACAAGAGTCTCTAATTCTCAATAATTGTTTTATTGGTCCTAAATTTGCTTCTATTCTTAGCAAACCACCCAATATGGTATCTCCATCTTCAAATTCTGCTAAAGTTTCAATAAGTCCCCCTTTAATGATCTTGTGTGAAGACATAAAAAAAGTTCTCTCTTTCTCATTCATTTCATTGAATTCTTTTTTGTAAAGATGATAATTATGATACTCTGGCCCAAACATGACCATTAGTGCTGGGTTGAATATGGGATAATTACCCAAATGATATGGTATGTGTCTTATTCCCATATTTGATAAATTATTGAGGCTGCCATCGTCAGTGTGATATATTAATTCACAGTATTTTTTGTTAAATTTAGATGCAATAAGATACAAATCTAATCCACCACCATTTTCAACAATTTGTCTACAAGAGCTATATGATTCTTTAACCATTCGATAGAATGAGTCTGTGTTTACAGGATGAACAGATGCTAGAGCAAATTTCATCAATGTTGGCATAAATGTCATATTTGAAATGAACAATGAGTTGAATTCTCCAATTAGGGGATTTACACTAGACTTGACCAGAGATGTTCTGCAGTTGAATAATAGTTCAGAAACTCTCTGTGCTTTCAGGAACACATTTAGCTTGTTCAATGCAAATGATCCTTTCTTTGATTCAGGGATTTCTATGCTCAACAAAGTGTATGAATCATCAGATGATAATAAATCTTGATGATCCTCATCATCTAATCCCATTTTTTTGCACATTCTCTTATACAATTCATCTCTGAATTGTATCATACAAAGATGTAAAAGTGATGATGTAAAATGAAGAATTCCTTGTCCCATATTGGAATGATTCCTGAACACCAACCTTTTGTCAATGTTGAATAATTTTTTTATCTTTTGTAAATTTGGATCTTTGTGCTGATATCTGCCGGTAACATCTTTATCCCAAGCTGTCACCAATCTATCTGGCAAACAGCACTTCTTATTTTGATGTTTTATCAATAGATCCATGATAAAAGGAAAAAAATCTCCTAGTTGCTCTTTGAATGAGGTGAATAGATAAATGAACTGTATGGGGACAAAACTAGGTCCCCACTTTGTTTTATCCATCGTGATGTGAATTTGAGCTCTTGATTTGGGTAACTTCTTTGCTGAATATAGACAAGCCTTTATAGCTTCATTTTTAATTTGTCCATGTGTTAATATCTCTCTTTGATCAAAGAAGCAGATATTCCTTGATAATGTCTCTAAGACATTTATTCTTATTCTGTTAGTCATTGGGAGAATGAGAATTTCTCTAACACCACCAATTTGATTTTTCTTAAACACATGATAATATGTTTCCTCATCCCTATATTTATTGACAACATCAAAACTATTAACACATCCTTCTTCTAAAAGGCTCAAGACTCCTTCAATGCATCTCCTCCTAGGATTTTGTCTAGTCTTCTTGGGGTCGAATTTTTCGCTCACTTTTGTGGATGAGGATTTGTAAGTTGCAAATTCATCAAGAGTCTTGTTCATATTGGGTCTAACTGCAGCAGATATTATCTCATCAGCAAACACATCCCCCCTTTGCTGTCTCAATAATCTTGACCCTACTTCAATTGCCCTTGAGGAAAACATGTGTGTTTTTGCTTTATTTATCACTTCTTTTGCAAAATCAACATCATCTAAGTTTCCATATCCAAGGTGCATATTCAAATCTTTAGCTTCCTCATATGATTTTTCTCCTTCTAAAATTTTCTCTAATATCTGAAAACTAGCATGAGTTGGGTCATCCTGATTCTTATTGAAAAGCATTGTAAAATACATTTCACACAATATTTCACTGAACTCTCCTGTTGGAAACTCATCTATGATTAGTGGCCTGAAAAGCCTCACATTAGATCCTCCATGTTTGTCTAAGAACATGTGATTAACATAATCAAATTTGATGCTTCCAAACATAGCATTACCTCTGACAGTCCAATTCTTCATTCGTTCAGCAAATAAAACTAATCTTTTAATTAGATAGAGTTGTAAAGGAGATCTGATGGGCTCAATAAGTTTATCCATGGCAGTTTTCATTTTTGGGAATATGGAAATAGAATTCATTACTATATATCTAACATTTTGTAGCATTTTTGATGTAGACCTCCTGTCTTCTAAATAAATTAATATCATTAGAC